ATTGGTCTACGGTTGGGTTGCAGTATCGTGGAAGTTTACAATATCAATACTATAAGGATGCTGGGGCTGCTGGTTCTACTTGGGGTGATGTTGCTAATACGTTTTGGTCGGATGGCGATTTTGTTGTCTATAATTTGGAACAGGAAGATGGAACAGATTTCTTACTAGAAGACGGTGGTTTTATTTTGATGGAGATTGGCAATGGCTGATAAAAAGATAACACAACTAGATGCCTTAACCGAGTTGGCTTCGGGCGACCTATTTGTTGTTGTTGACAGTGTTGACGGCACTCCTGTTAGTAAGAAAATTACGGCTGCTAATGTGGCTAGTTATATCAACAGTCTTGTCGCTGCTGGAGTTACCACTTTAAATGGTTTAGATGATGTCACAATAACGTCCGCTTCCAGCGGACAGTTGTTGTCATATAACGGTTCAGCATGGGTAAATAGCGCACCTGTGGCGGCTTATAACCCTGTTGAGGGTGCAGTATTCTCGTAGGGAACGATTTAACTACTTATTAGGAGATAACAAATGGCAACATTTACAAAATTGGCTTTACAACCAGCAGGGACAACAGGCACAGGTTTGGCTGTTAAGGTTGCTGCAACCGCTACTGCTGGTACAGCAATTCACACTGCATCAACCACGACTACTACAATTGATGAAATTTGGTTGTATGCGGTTAACACTTCGGCATCATCGGTCAAATTGACGATTGAGTGGGGCGAAACAACTGCACCTGATGGCAACATTGAAGTAACAATCCAGCCTGAGGCTGGTTTGGTGACTGTGATTCCTGGTTTGTTATTGCAAGGTAATGCTACAGCAAAAGTTGTTCGTGCGTTTGCTGGAACTGCAAACGTAATCACCATTCACGGTTTCGTTAACAGAATCACGGTTTAACCATGCCCAATAGGCGTGAACTCGGATATGTAAGTAGCGGTAATACCCCGACTATTGTTGGGCAGTATGGTGCTTATGGTGTTGGTTCGGGTGGCACATCGTCAAGTATTACTGCTGGTGGGTCTAGTTATAATCTTTATACTTTTACTTCTGACGGTAACTTTATTGTTACTACAGGCGGTCTGTTTGATGTTTTAATGTTCGGTGGTGGAGGCGCTGGTGGCACAAGAACGAATGTTGATAGTATCGGTGGCGGTGGTGGTGCTGGTGGGTATTTTGAAGAAACTGTTTTTCTTGAGGCAGGAACATATCCAGTAGATATTGGTGCGGGTGGCACATCTGCTTTAAGTGTTTGCACAAATGGTGAAGGCTCATCTGTTGGCAATGGTGCTGGCGCTTTTTCTGCGGCTGGTGGTGGCGCATCAGGTCACGCAATCTCTGGCGTTGGTCAAAACAAACCGTCTATTGGTGGGTCTGGTGGTGGTTGCACGAATGCTGGTGGACCGACAGTTATTAATACGGGCGGTGCAGCAATTCTTAGTGGAGTTACTGGATTTGCGGGTGGTGGAACTGGCTCAGGGTATTCAACTGTGAATGCTGGTAGTGGTGGCGGAGGTGCTGCTGCTGTTGGGACAAGTTTGACTACAGGAAGTGCTGGTGGTGCTGGTGGTGCTGGCGTTGATGTTTCTGCGTTTCTTGGTCAGTCGTCTGGCACAACTTACAAAGGAGGTGGCGGCGGTGGTGGTTCTAACGGAACTACTGGTGGCGCTGGTGGCAATGGCGGTGGCGGTGCAGGTGGAAATAATGCCGCTGGAACTGCTGGAACAGCCAACTCAGGTGGCGGCGGTGGCGGTGGAGGCAATAGTGGAACTGCCCTTGGCGGCTCAGGCGGTTCAGGCATTGTCTATATTAGAACAAAAACTAGTGCTGTAGCAACTTTGAGTGGTTACGGTGTTGCTTCTGGTGGTAGTTCTTCAACGATTACTGTTGGTAATCAGAGTTACACGCTGCTTGCTTTTACTTCAGATGCGAATTTGACTGTTAGCACAGGTGGCATTTTTGATGTGCTTCTTGTTGGTGGTGGTGGGGGTGCAAATGGTTCATACGGCACAGGAAACGGCGGTGGCGGTGCTGGTGGCGGTGGAGTGTTAGGAATTACAAGCACAACCACAATCTATTTACCTGCTGCAACCTATTCTGTTGATGTGGGTGCTGGTGGAAGTGGAACAACTGGTCTTGGTGCTGCAACGCCAGGTCTTAAATCGTCAATCGGAAATGTTGTTTCTGTTGCTGGCGGTGCGCCAGGTGGTTTTTATGATGGTCAAGCAAATGTGTATCCAAGTGGTGCGTCAGGTGGTGGTGCAAACGACCCTGCTATAACTGGTGCTGGTGGAAAATCTTGTGACCTAAATGTTGGGAACAATGGTGGTGGCACAACTTCAGGTGTTAATGCTAGTGCTGGTGGTGGCGGTGGTGCTGGCGGTGCTGGTGGCAACGGAGTCACAACAACTGGCGGTGCTGGTGGACACGGGAAAGACATAAGCCCATTCATTACTGGTGCAACATATTATGCAGGTGCTGGTGGCGGCGGCGGTGGCTCAGTCACAGGCGGAACAGCAGGTAACGGTGGTGTCGCAGGTGTGGCGAGTGGTGCAGGAAACAACGGCGTTAATTACGGTGCAGGCGGTGGCGGAAACAATACGCAAAGTGTCACAGGTGGCAGCGGTGCTGCAGGTGTTGTCTATGTCAGGTTCAAAATCTAAATAAATCACACAGGAGAATAAACAATGTCAGCACAATACTTCGCACAACTAGACGACAACAATGTAGTAACCCATGTCGCCGTAGTGCAGCGAGAGTTCCTAGAGGCGAACCCTCAACGCTATGAGGGTCGTTGGGTTGAAACCTTTTTTGATACTGAGGGTAAAACTTATGCTGGTGTCGGTTTCACTTACGATGAGGTGTCACAGGATTTTGTTGAGCCTGTTAGCCCTGAGATTGAGGAAGAAGTTTAATCGTGGGTTCTAGGCTTTTTGGTTATGTTTCGGCTAGCAACACACCGACAATCTATGTCACCAACACCATATTTACCGCTGACTATTTAGTTGTTGCTGGTGGTGGTTCGGGTGGGCGAGAAAGTTTTGCTACTGGTACTGGTGGTGGTGGTGGTGCTGGCGGTATGCGCTGTACCGTCACGGCAACTGGTGGCGGTGGTTCTTTAGAAGAACGACCATTACTCGTTGCAGGAACAAGTTATGTAGTAACTGTTGGTGCTGGTGGTGCAGCCTATACATCAAATCCACCAAGCGGTGGTGGTCAAGGAAATCAAGGCAGTAATTCAGAGTTCAATGGGATTATTTCAATAGGTGGTGGCTATGGTGCTGGCGGAACATCTGGAACAGTAAATGGTGGCAATGGTGGTTCTGGTGGTGGTGGTGTAACAGGCGGTACTGGAACAACGGGTCAAGGTTATGCGGGTGGTTCAGGTTCTAGCACTCGTGCTGGTGGTGGTGCTGGTGCTGCTGGTTCTAATGCTACTGGTGGTGCTGGTGTTGCAACAAGTATTACTGGTAGTTCGGTAACTTATGCTGGTGGCGGTGGTGGTGCATCTGGTACTGGTGGTTCTGGTGGCGGTGGCAATGGTTCAGTTTATGCCACAACCGCAGCACAATCTGGCACAGCCAACACAGGTGGTGGTGGTGGTGCTGTAGATAACGGTTTAGGCACGGCAAGTCTTGGTGGTAGCGGTGTAGTTATTTTGCGTTACCCAGATACACGCACAATTATTATTGGCGCAGGTTTGACAGGCACAGAAAGCGCAGCATCAGGTGGATATAAGCGAGCAACAATTACTGCTGGTTCGGGAAATGTGAGTTGGACATAATGGCACACTACGCACTTATCAATTCCAATAATGTTGTGGTTCAAGTAATTACAGGCGTTGATGAAACGGTTACGCAACTTGACAACAATGTAGAAGTTGGCGGTTCTACCGAAGCGTGGGAACAGTTCTACGAGAACCAACCTTGGCACTCAGGACTGACTTGTAAACGCACAAGTTATAACAATAACATTCGCAAACAATATGCAGGTATTGGTTTCACTTATGACGCTGATGCTGATGTGTTTGTAGCACCACAACCTTACGGCTCGTGGACTTTAGATGAGAACCATGATTGGCAGCCGCCAACACCAAAACCTGAAGGCAACTATGCGTGGTTTGAACCGAACCAACAATGGATAGAAATAGTTGAGTCGTAGGAGAAAATAATGAAATTATCTAAACAACAAAAAGCAATGTTTCAATCATATTTGCGTAGTTGTCTGGCGGCAGTTCTTGCTGTCGTTGCTACAGGCAATTATGACCCATCAGACTTATCTAAGGCGTTGTTGGCGGCTGCTTTGCCGCCGCTTATGCGTTGGGCTAATCCGAACGATAAGGCGTTTGGTCGCAAACCATAATCATTATGAAATATCCTGTTGTTGCTATAAAGTTTTGTAGCCACATCAAAGGCAAAAAACCTAGTGAGATTACTGGTGATGTTTTGCGTAAATGTTCTGGTGGTGGGAAAATGGAGTTGTGTGCTGCTGATGCGTGGGATGCGATGGTTGCCGCCGCTGCTGCGGACGGCATTATATTAAAACCCACCAGCCTAGGTGACCAGTTTCGCAGCATTGAACAGCAGAAGACAGCGTTTCTGCAACGTTATAGAAAAGAACCTGTTGCTAATTCTACCAGCAGGACTTGGAATGGTCGTAAGTGGTGGTTGAAGCGTGGTTTTGCGCCTTTGGCTGCACCGAATGATGACCCTAAGACTTGTAGCCGTCACATGTTGGGGTTGGCTGTTGATGTTGCTAATGCTAGTGGCAAAATATTGGACTGGTTGCTGGCTAACGAGGACAAGTTTGGGTTTAGTCACGAGGTTCAGTCTGAGCCTTGGCATATCCGTTATGTGGCTGGGGATGATGTTCCTGTGGCTGTGAAAGAATTTTTGCAATAATCTAAATAACAATCTGTTAGGATGGTGTTATGCGTAAATGGTTTGTATCCATTATTGTTGCATGTCTAATTATGCCTATTAGTCATGTTCATGCGGTATCTAGGGAGTTGGTGGGTAAGTGTGGGCATTGGTTGGATGATGCTTTGGATGTGGGTTGGTCCCGTAAAGAGTTGTCTAAGTTGGATTATGTGATGTGGCGTGAGTCACGTTGCTTTCCTAATGTGTTTAACCCTAGTGACCCTAATGGTGGGTCTGGTGGTTTGTTGCAAATCAACCAGTTTTGGTGTTTACCTAATAAATATAGTGCTAATGGGTGGTTGCAGTCTCAAGGTATTTTGAGTTCGTGTAAACAGTTGTTGATTCCTGACGTGAATTTACGTGCTGGTTTGGCTATTTTTGAGTATTCTGAGGAACGTAACGGTAATGGTTGGCAGCCTTGGGGTAAATAATGGAATTAAATGAACTTTTAAACGAAGCAGAGTTTCGTAAGTGTCGTGGACCTGAAAATGCCAGTGTTGATGAGCAGTTGGCTGCGTTTTCTTATTTTTGTGAAAAATATTGGTATGTAAAACATCCGCAAAAGGGACGTATTTTGTTTAAGTTACGTCCAGCGCAAATAGAAACTGTCAAAACTTGGATGAGTGAACGTTACAGTATCGTCTTAAAGGCTCGTCAGATTGGTTTTAGTACGTTGGCTGCCGCCTACAGTTTTTGGTTAGCATATTTTTTTGCTGACCGTTTTATTGTTATGTTGAGTCGCACTGAACGTGAGTCTGTGAAGTTGTTGTCTAAGGCTAAGTATGGTTACAAGTTTTTGCCACAATGGTTTAAGTTGCGTGGTCCGCAACAAGTTACAGAACATCAGTTGAAAATGATTTTTGATAACGAATCCGCTATAGAGTCGTTGCCGTCTAGTAATGACCCTGCTCGTGGTGAGTCTGTGTATTTGGTTATTGTTGACGAGTGGGCGTTTTTGCCTAATGCTGAGGAAGCGTGGGCTTCTATTGAACCTGTTACGGACGTTGGTGGTCGTGTGATTGGTTTGTCTACCGCTAATGGTTCAGGTAATTTTTATCACGAGTTGTGGGTTGGTTCTCAAACCAACGCCAACAAATTTAAAGGCATCTTTTTTCCTTGGTCTGCGGACGGTGAACGTAACCAAGATTGGTATGATGCCAAAGCGGCAAACATGCACCCTTGGCAACTACACCAAGAGTACCCAACATTCCCTGAAGAAGCATTTATTAAGTCGGGTAATCCTGTTTTTGATATTCAAATGTTGGATGATATGTCTGTTGTGGAACCTAGTCGTGGGTATTATCATTTGTATTCTGATGGTAATGGCGAGTTTCGTTATTCCGATAACGGCGAGTTGCATGTTTGGGCTTTTCCACAAAAAGAATCTGTTTATGTAATTGGCGCTGACGTTGCTGAAGGTTTATCTTACGGTGACTATAGTTCCGCCCATATCATAGAGGCTAAAAGTGGTGTTGTTGTTGCTACTTGGCATGGTCGTATTGAACCAGATTTGTTTGGTGAGATGTTGGCTGAGTTGGGTTGGTGGTATAATACTGCGTTATTGGGTATTGAGAATAATAATCATGGTTTAACTACTCTTAAGGCTGCTCAGAAGCATGGTTATAAGAATCTTTATAAGCAGCGCCGTTTGGCGCATGTTCGTCCTGAGGCTACAGATATTTTGGGGTGGCGTACTACGGCTACTACTAAACCTTTGGCTATTGATGAGTTGTCT